AAAAGTATTTGATGAGAAACTAGCAAAATATGATACTAATATTAAAATCAATGAAAAAGAAATTGAGTTATTAAAAGCTCAAATTAAAGAATTAAAAATCAGAGCTGGTAATCCACTAGCAAACTAAAATGGCTGAAAATAAAGAGTGTACAGATATTAAAGTTGATATACAATCTCTAAAAAAAGATTTAGAAAATGTAAACAACATACAAGATAAATTAGATACAGCAATAGACAAATTGACTGATGTATCTTCTTCTATTAAAAGTATGCTCGCAGTCCACGAAGAAAAGATTACTCGACAAGAAAAGATAGATGAAATAATCTTTGAAAGATTAAAAGACAGAGCAGAAGAAATTACTGATGTATACCGTGAGTTGAGAAAAGATATAGATTTAGTTGAAAAAAGATTACTTATTGAAATTAAGTCTTTAAAGAGTGATATAGGAATGAGAGTTGGTGTATTAGAGAAATATAGATGGATTATAATGGGTGGGGCTATTGTTATAGGATTTATTCTATCTAAAAACTTTGCAACTATTTTAAATTTATTATCAAATTAACATTGACAAAATACAGGTTTTGTGGTATATTGTATAATGTGTTATGTCAAGTTATATTGATCTAAAATTTATTAATAATTTAAGGTCTAGGTTAAGTCAATTTAAACAAAAGAATGACTACCTATTCAATTTTAGATGTCCCCATTGCGGTGACTCTAAAAAGTCTAAATTAAAAAGTAGAGCATATTTTTATAGAGTTAAAAATGATATGTTCTTCAAATGCCACAATTGTGGTATGGGTCAAAACTTGGCAAATTTTATCAAGTTTATTGATCCACAAATGCATTCCCAATATCTTTTAGAAAGATATAAGGGAGGTACCCCAGCGACACCAAAACCAAAGTTTGATTTCAAACCAGTCTTTGAAGAAACAAACTTACTAAATGATTGTAAGAAAATAAGTGATTTAAATAATGAACACCCTGCAAAACAATATGTTATAAAAAGAAAAATACCAAGTAAATTTTTTGACATATTATATTTTTGTGATAAGTTTGGTCAATTAGTAAATAAAGTTAAACCAAAAACTTATAATACTAAATCCGATCACCCTAGACTTATTATTCCTTTTTATGATACTACAGGAAAGTTATTTGCTTTTCAAGGTCGTGCTTTTGGAAAAGAACAACCAAAATATCTAACCATAAAGTTAGATGAAAACAAACAGAAGGTATATGGACTTGAAAGAATTAATTTTCAAAGACACATTTACATCACTGAAGGTCCGATTGATAGTTTATTTGTTGATAACTGCCTTGCTGCTGCTGGTGCAGATTTATTTTTAAAAAATAAAATTTTACCGCAAGAAGTAACATATATATTTGATAACGAACCAAGAAATAAAGAGATAGTAAAGAGAATGTATAAGGTGATAGAGAAAGATTATAATGTTGTTATATGGCCAAGTGATATTCAACTCAAAGATGTAAACGATATGGTGATGTCTGGTATTTCAAAAACAGAGATTGCTAATCTTATAAGTAAAAACACATATTCAAAATTATCTGCGCTTACAAAAATGAATGAATACAAAAAAGTGAAGGAGGATTAATGGTATCAAGTGAACAAATATTAAATGTTTTAAAAAGAGGTGAAAGAGGTAAAGAACCATTAAACATAGAAAAAATCCACGAGATGGTTGAATATGCTTGTGAGGATATTTCAAATGTATCATCATCACAGGTTGAGATGAATAGTGGTTTACAATTTTATGATGGAATTACTACAGATGAAATTCAACAAATTCTAATTAAGTCAGCAGCAGATTTAATTTCACTAGAGTCACCTAACTATCAATATGTTGCTGCAAGATTACTTTTATACTCACTTAGAAAACAAGTTATAGGAAGACTATGGGACCATCCTCACATCTATAATCACGTAAAAAAATGTGTAGAAAAAAATTTATATGATTCTCAAATTTTAAAACATTATGATAAAAAAGATTTTGATAGAATGGAAAATTGGATTAACCACGAAAGAGATTATACATTTACATATGCTGGATTACGACAAGTTATAGACAAATATTTGGTACAAGATAGAAGTACAGGTGAAATCTTTGAAACACCACAATTTATGTATATGGTAATTTCAGCAACTGTGTTTGCTAATTATCCTAAAAGTAAGAGAATGACTTATGTTAAAAAATATTATGATGCTATTTCAACATTTAAAATTAATATTCCTACTCCAGTTATGGCTGGTGTACGTACTCCTCTTAAGCAGTATGCTAGTTGTGTACTCGTTGACGTTGACGATACTCTACCTTCCATTTTCAGTAGTGATATGGCCATTGGACGTTATGTGGCACAAAGAGCTGGTATAGGTATTAACGCAGGTCGAATAAGAGGAATCAATAGCAGAATACGAGGCGGAGAAGTACAACATACTGGAGTTATACCATTTCTTAAAAAGTTTGAGGCAACGGTTAAGTGCTGTACTCAAAATGGAGTTAGAGGTGGTTCTGCAACTGTTCACTTTCCAATTTGGCACCAAGAAATAAGAGATATTATAGTTTTAAAAAATAACAAAGGTAGTGAAGACAATAGAGTTAGAAAATTAGATTATTCAATTCAATTATCAAAACTATTTTATGAAAGATTTATTAATGATGAAGAAATAACTTTATTTTCACCACACGAAGTACCTGAACTATATGAGTCGTGGGGTACACCAGAATTTGATGAAATATATAAAACAGCAGAAAGAAAAACAAGTGTAAAGAAAAAGAAAGTATCAGCACAAGAATTATTTTTTAATATATTAAAAGAAAGAGCAGAAACAGGACGTATCTATATTATGAATATAGATCATTGCAATTCTCACTCATCTTTTAAAGATAAAGTTTATATGTCAAATCTTTGCCAAGAGATTACATTACCTACTGATCCAATAGATCATATAGATGGTAATGGTGAGATTGCGTTGTGTATTCTATCAGCAATCAATGTAGGTAAAATTACATACTTAGATGATTTAGAAAATTTATGTGATATTGCTGTTAGAAGTTTAGATGAAATAATTGATCATCAAAACTATCCAGTTAAAGCGGCAGAAATTAGTACAAAGGCAAGAAGAAGTTTAGGTATTGGATATATTGGACTTGCACATTATCTTGCTAAACAAAAAGTTTCCTATGAAGATAAACAAGCTTGGAAAGAGGTTGATGAATTAACAGAACATTTCCAATATTACTTACTAAAAGCAAGTAACGAACTTGCAAAAGAAAAAGGTAAATGTGAATACTTTAATAGGACAAAATATTCTGAGGGTATCTTACCAATAGACACCTACAAGAAAGAGGTAGATGAGATTGTAAATCGTAAACTATCTCTTGGTTGGGAAAAATTGCGTAAAGACATAGTTGAGCATGGCCTTCGACATAGCACACTCTCTGCTCAAATGCCTTCAGAATCCTCTAGTGTGGTATCTAATGCTACTAACGGTATAGAGCCACCTAGAGATTATTTAAGTATTAAGAAATCTAAAAAAGGCCCACTAAAACAAGTGGTACCTGACTATCATAGATTAAAGAATTTTTATACATTATTGTGGGATATGAAAAATATGACAGGTTATATTAATATTGTATCAGTTATGCAAAAATATTTTGATCAAGCAATAAGTGGTAACTGGTCATATAATCCTGAACATTATACTGATGGTCAAGTACCAGTATCAGCTATGGCTGAAGACTTATTGACAACTTATAAGTATGGTTGGAAAACATCTTATTATCAAAATACGTATGATAGTAAGAAAGATATAGACGAACCAACGCATCCAGTTGGATTCCACGACAACATACCAGAAGATAAACTAAATGATCAAGTAGAGGGTGAGGCCTGTGAGTCTTGTACTATATAAATGTTTTTATGTGCTAATTTACCTCATATAGAGGTTTATGTAAAGAAAGAATTTTTACACGACCACGAAAAAGGTCACGGTGAACTTGTTGAAGGGGTTTGGGTCACAGTTAAATCTATACAAGGTAGAGCGTTGTATTTTGAAACATATCTACCAGAGTATGGCGCAGTTTATGATAAATTGCCACTATCAGCGTTTGTATGGAAGAAAGACTTTGAAGGTGACTTACCTTTAGAAGAATTAGAATTATGGGACTGTTTTAGTTATGATATTACAGTCATAGAAAAGAGACTATTAAAAGGACAAAGAGCTAAATATTTTGCTCCTAGTAGAAAATGGCACGAGGGTATATATTTGTTTAGTATTGATAGCTGCAATCCAGACTCAAATAGACTAAATACTACTTTCAGTGAATTGCCAACGCAACATAAGTCGTTTAATATATTGAAATTGAATAACGGTTATTTTGCTGCTCAACCAAATAATAGAGTATTGATTTTAGATAAATCATATACGCCAAAGACTTTGAAGTTTCCAGACTTTAAAGTTTCTTCTATTGAATATTCCGTAGAAGATAAGGTAAAACAAACATTTGGAGATGAAACGGAGTTTTTCTACGGAGTAAAAGATGAAAAATAGCTTACTAATACACAAGCACCTAATCGTTCGTGCTGAAGTTAATAACCCACCAAAAGATGTGGAAAAATTAACAGAATGGTTAAAAGACTTTATCGCTTCAATAAATATGAAAATAATGTTGGGGCCATATGTGGCGTATTGTAATAATGAGGGTAATAGAGGTATTACTGGTGTTGCTGTAATAGAAACAAGTCACATAGCAGTACACGTATGGGACGAACCTGTGCCTGCATTAATGCAACTAGATGTTTATAGTTGTGCTGAATTTAATCCTTATCTAATTGCTGATAAGTTAAAAAAAGATTTTGATGTAGTTAAATTAGATTATAAGTTTTTAAATAGAGAAACAGGATTGAAACCAATAAGACTAAACAAGGAATATATAAAGTAATGAAAAGCGTATTTAACAAAGATAAAAATTTAGACTCAACAAAACAGTTAATGTTTTTTGGTCCTGATTTAGCTGTACAACGATATGACAATATGAAATATCCTATCTTTGATAAATTAAATCAGCAACAATTAGGTTACTTTTGGCGACCAGAAGAAATATCTTTACAAAAAGATAGAAACGATTACCTTGAATTACGAGACGAACAAAAGTTTATCTTTACATCTAATCTAAAGTATCAAACTATGTTAGATAGCGTACAAGGTAGAGGACCTTGTCTTGCCTTTTTACCTTTTTGTTCATTACCAGAATTAGAAGGTTGTATTGTTACTTGGGACTTTATTGAAACAATACATAGTAGAAGTTATACTTACATTATTAAAAATTTATATCCTAACCCTAGTGAAGTTTTTGACACTATCATAAGAGACGAGAAAATAGAAAAACGTGCTAAATCTGTAACACAAACTTATGATGATTTAATCGCTATGGGTTATCAATGGACATTGACACCTGACAAAGTTGATATGTATGAACTTAAAAAGAAATTATATTTAGCGATGGTTACAGTAAACATATTAGAGGGCCTAAGATTTTATGTATCGTTTGCTTGTTCTTTTGCCTTTGGTGAATTAAAGAAACTAGAAGGTTCAGCAAAGATTATTTCATTTATTGCTAGAGATGAAAGTCAACATCTAGCGATGTCACAAAGAATTATTAATAATTGGAAAGACCACGAAAATGACAAAGAGATGTTAAAAGTAATTAAAGATTGTGAAAAAGATGTTTATAAAATGTATGAAGATGCAGTTGGTGAAGAAAAAAGATGGGCGACATATTTGTTTAGTAAAGGTTCTATGATAGGACTATCTGAAAAATTATTACATCAATTCGTAGAGTATATGGCAAATAGAAGAATGAAAGCCATACAACTAAATCCAGTATATGATCAAAAGACTAATCCACTTCCTTGGGTAGAGCATTGGTTAAATAGTAGATCAACACAAAATGCTCCACAAGAAACAGAAATTGAGTCTTATGTCATTGGTGGTATTAAACAAGACGTAAAAAAAGATCAATTTAAAAAATTCAAACTATGATTTTAGAAGTAAGAAAAAAAACTTGTTCTAGTTGCGAAACTAAATATACTGTAGAATGGGATATAGAAGTACAGGATTTAGAACCTTTAACTTGTCCTTTTTGTGGACACGAAGTAGAGGACCTAGAAGATGAAGAAGTTTGGACAAACGAAGAAGATAATTGGAATTGATTATAGTTTAAATAGCCCAGCTATTTGTGTGGCAGATACAAATTTTAAATTTGAAGACTGTCAATTTTATTTTTTAACAAGTAAAAAGAAACACTTAGGGAGTATGTCAAAAAACATAACAGGCTATGAACACAAAGAATACAAAACTCCGATTGAGAGATTTAAAAATCTCTCGGACTTTATCATACACTGTGTGGAAAAAAATATTGATGAAAAAGCAATCTTCATTGAAGGTTACTCGTTTGGCTCAAAAGGACAAGCGATTTTTCAAATTGCGGAAAATTGTGGAATCCTTAAATATAGGTTTGATTATGAAAAACAATTTAAGTATGATACAATCGTGCCTAGTGTCATTAAAAAATTTGCTAGTGGAAAAGGTAACGCAGACAAAGAGAAAATGTATGAAGCGTTTACGAATGAAACAAAAGTAGATTTAAAAAAGATTTTTGATATGGGAAAATTAAACAATCCTGTTACTGATATTATAGATAGTTATTATATTGCAAAATGTGGTTATGAAAATATTAAAAGCACAAAAGAATATATCTGAGTTTGTTGTTCAATACTTTGAAGTAAAATCATTGCGTATTATACCATCAAACGATTGGTTGATTAAAAGATCGAATGAGTTTGGTTATAATGAAAGTTTTGAAAAACACGGAATGATATGGCCTATTGCTGTTACTGATCATAGGCAACAATGGGTTAAAGATAGAATACTCCCTAAAAATCCTCAACATAAAGATAAAGACGGTAATTTAATACCAGGTTATTACGTACACATTGGTAACAAAAGAGTGTTGTGGGCGAGAGATAATGGTTATGATATGATAGAAGGTTATTACTTTCATACAATGGAAGATAAAAGAAAGATACATCAATTACAACATATTGCACACACAGAGATACCTAAATGATTTTATATTGCGCAGCAGATCCAAATTACTTTAATCACTATTTTGAGTTGTGGGCAAAGCAATGTCAAAAATATTATTCTAATATTAAAAAGATAGTTGCATTATACAACCCTACAAAAGAAACTTTTAAGAAATGTGAAGAATATGGTGTAAATTGGAAGATAGCAAAATTAATTGAAAACGCTGAAAGAAGACATTATTATCTTTTGAGATGGTTAAACTTACCTTTTGAAGAAAACGATTTGATATTAGAAACACAAATTAATTGTTTACCTGTAAAGACACAAATATTTAAAGATGACAATGAAGGCGTAGAACATTTAAGAATAAGTCGTTATAAAGGAGCAAGAATAGGTGGTGTATCTGCTGCTGTATTTACATCTGACGCAGCAAAGAAAGTAGTTGAACAAGCAAAAACTATGTTAATAGATCCACCAGATGATGACCACGAGATGAATATATGGCAAGAAAAAAATTTAAGTTTTAAAACTGTAGTTACGGAACAACAATTTAAATCTTTAAATAAAAAAATAAATGATAATACCTGTTGGATTACAGCAGGAACATCAAAACGATTTTCTATTTCAGAAAAATTAGGTGTATTAAATCATTATACATATAACAATGAGTAAATTAA